AAACGTCAATTATCTGATGATGAACTGCTTGACTATCACATTAATGAGCGCATCAACGATAAGGGTTTGCTGATTGACGTGCCGTTATGCCATGCGGCTATTGGTTACGCTACGGCTGAACTGGAGGACATCCAGACGTTAGTGAAAGATATTACAGGTATTAGCTCGGCTAGATCGCCAAAGCTTAAACAGTGGGTAGCTGACCGCGTTGATCCTGAACTGATGATGGTTGACGACAAGCTATCGCTCAACAAAGCTACGCGCTCGGCTTTACTGCAACTTGATTTACCTGATGAAGTATTAGATGTTGTTCAATGTATTGATGACATTAGCGCTTCCTCGGTGGCTAAGTTCAAGCGTATGGGCGAGCTGGCTGACGTTGAAGATCACCGCGTTCGTGGTGCGTTTGTCTTTAATGGTGGCTCTGCTACTGGCCGTGCTTCATCGTATGGCGTTCAGCTTCAGAACATGGCTCGTGTGTGTGCTAAAGACCCTGTTGCGGTGCGTTCCGCTATGATGTCTGGTGGTGATCTTGGTGCGTTCGGCAATCGTGTGACAGACGTGCTGAAGGGCATGATACGTCCTGCTATCATCCCTGCACCCGGTAATGTTCTAATAGTAGCTGACTGGGCGGGTATTGAAGCACGATGCAATCCTTGGCTATCTAATCATGTGGCATCGGAAGCCAAGCTGGACATCTTCCGGTCTGGTGGCGATGTGTATGTCGAGAACGCCAAGTCTACGTTCAATACGAAAGAAGTCACTAAAGAGCAACGTTTCGTGGGCAAAGTTCAAGAACTCGCTTTAGGCTATTCGGGTGGAGCTGGTGCGTTTGCGTCGATGGCTAGAATCTATGGTCTTAACATGCCTGAACATCAGATCAAACGCATGATTAACGGGTGGCGTGTGGCAAACCCGTGGTGCATACCTTACGGACAGGAACTTGAACGCGCTTACATGAGTGCAATGCGTCACAAAGGACATGAGTTCTCTGCTGGACGGGTAACGTACCTGTTTGATGGAAATCATCTTTGGTATATTTTACCGTCAGGGCGTATACTCAACTACCCATTTGCTCGGATTGAAGATGGCGCTGTCACTTACCTTAAGGCCGCGTTCAAGCCTGCTTCTGACGCTGTTGAATGGCCTCGCGCTAGACTTTGGCAAGGTATAGCTCAAGAAAACTGCGCTCAGGCAACTGCAAATGATTTATTAAGATACTCACTCCGGCAACTGGATGGCGTTATAGCGCACATCCATGATGAAATCGTTGTCGAGTGTAGAGAAGATGAAGCCGAAAACATAACAAAAAGAATGACATCCAGCATGTGTAGTGCGCCAGTTTGGGCTGAAGGTGTACCATTAGCAGTAGAAATAAATACGATGGTCAGATATGGGAAGTAGTATACTGATCCTCCGCAAAGCAAAAAGGCAACTTCCGCTATAGAAGTCACCTTTTTTAACCCAAATCATTTAAACAGGAAACGATTATGGCTTCATGTAGTTTAGCACAATCTCAATTAAAAGAATTATTACATTACGATCCTGACACAGGGGTATTTACACATAAATTACCTAGGCATGGTGTATCTGTAGGGAATGAAGCGGGATATCTGCAACCAGATGGATATAGATATGTCACTTTATTAGGCCTTAGATATGTAGTTCATAGGCTTATTTGGGTTTACGTTCATGGGTATTTGCCAACTAATCAATTAGATCATATTAATCGCAATAGATCAGATAATAGGCTACTTAACTTAAGAGAAGTTACTGCGGCTGAAAATAAACAAAATTTAGGTATATCTTCAAAAAATAAAAGCGGATTTAGGGGGGTGTCATTTGATAAAGATAATAATTTATGGCGAGCTAGTATTTCCGTTAATAATAAACCTGTTAATTTAGGTCGTTACCCTACAATTTTAGAGGCTTCAAAAGCTTATGCTTTAGCGGCTAAAAAATACCATTCATTCAATTCTATGGCGGCATCATGAACGAAGATTTTATAAATTATTTAATAGCTGCCGCGCCCGTAGGAGAAACGGTGCTATTTGTTAAACAAATCCCTAAGCCTAACCTATTCCATAAAGACGGAGCGCAGCAATATAGTTGGCCTGCTTTCATACCTGAACGCTTCGATCATTCCGGGGCAACATACTGTAACACCGCCAGTTTCATTATTAACCGTTTCAAAGATGGTAAACCGAGTGCTTCTGCAACTAATTGTGAGTTGGTAGCGTTCTTGGTGCTGGATGATGTTGGTACGAAATCAAAAACACCTGATCTAGCACCGACTTGGATCATGGAAACATCACCTGGCAACTATCAATATGGCTACACCTTTAGCCTTGATGATCAACCGACAAAAGGAAATTTCAGTGCAGCTATTAAATCTATTGCTAGTGCGGGCTATACAGATGGTGGGGCTATTAATGCTGTGCGTAATTTTCGGCTTCCAAACAGTGTTAATCATAAGCCTGATCGTGGCGGCTTTCTTTCTAGGTTAGTGTCGTTCAATCCTGAAAGAGAGTTCACCCTTCCGCAAATCTGCGACGCCTTAGGCGTTACTCCTGTGGAAGCAGACACCGCCAGCGTTAAGCGTATCGATTTGATTGATGATGGTACTGATGACGTGCTGACTTGGCTTGTTGGGCGTGGCGACGTGATCGAAGGTGCTAACGGTGAAGGTTGGGTAGGTGTAACATGTATCAACGCTGGCGCTCATTCGGACGGTAATCCTATGGCACGTTATCATCCGGTTAATCGCTCTTACATGTGCTTCCATGAGTCTTGTCAGCACTTAGACAGTAAGACCTACCTTGAGTGGGTACAGGCTGAAGGTGGGCCTAAGCATTCTCATGGCTTGCGTGAAGAATTATTAGCGTCGGTTATGAATGACACACTAGCCAAACTCGAACCATCGGACATGTTTACTAATGACGCGATTACTGCCATCGCTGAAGTAGATCGTAAGGAGCTAGGCAGACTGGAAAAAAAAGACTGGTTTAGCCGATTCGCTTACATCCAGGTAGACGAGTCCTATTTTGACTTGCAAGCTAGACGTGAAGTTAGCCGTGCTACTTTCAACGCCTTGTTTCGGCATGTCGAGTGCAAGTCCATACACTCAGGCCGTAAGATAGAGGCATCTATTTGCTATGACGAGAACAGACAAGCGATGGGCGCTCATGCTTTAGTTGGCATCACCTATGCGGCAGGTGATACGATGCTGACCGCGCTTGATGGTGACATGTACGGCAATCGCTGGCGTGACGCTCGCCCGGATGTGTCGGGTAAAGCGGGCAATGTCACCCGTTGGCTTGACCACTGCAAGACCTTAGTGCCTAATGAAGTTGAGCTGGCGCATATCTTCAACGTCATGGCGTACAAAGTACAGCACCCTAATGTTAAGATCAACCACGCCATTCTGCACGGTGGCGATCAAGGAGCTGGAAAGGATACCATGTACGCGCCGTTCATTTGGGCGGTGTGTGGCCCTCACCTTAAAAACCGAGGTTTGGTTGATAACGATGGTATTGCTTCACAGTTTGGCTACGCCCTTGAGTCGGAAATCCTTATCATCAACGAACTGAAAGAACCGGACGCTAAAGAAAGACGTTCGTTAGCCAACAAACTCAAGCCTGTCATTGCAGCGCCGCCGGAAACCTTAACGATCAACAGGAAGGGCTTGCACCCTTATGATATGGTTAATAGATTGTTTGTCCTTGCGTTCTCTAATGATCCCGTCCCTATTCAGTTGGAGTCACAAGACAGACGATGGTTCTGCGTTTGGTCACACGCCCCTCGCATGTGTCCGGAGGAAGCACGGTCTATGTGGGACTGGTTCAAGACCGGAGGGGGTTACGAAGCCATAGCGTCTTGGTTGCTGGTGCGTGACGTTAGCGCGTTCAACCCTGGTGCTACACCTATGATGACGGAGTTCAAACTGAACCTAGTTGAGCAGGGCATGTCAACTGCCGAGTCGTACCTAGTTGATCTGATGCGCTTGCGTGTCGGTGAGTTTGCATCGGGAGTGATAGCGTCCCCTTTCCATGCGCTTTGTGATCGGTTAGCTAATAGCGCACCAGGTAATGTTAAAGTTCCTCAAGCTGCATTACTTCACGCCCTTAAAGAGGCTGGCTGGAATGATATGGGCCGTATTGCATCAAGGGAATTTACCACACAAAAACATATTTACACCGCCCCTAATGACGAAGCAATATTGGCGCTGAGTAAGTCAGACCTTAGAAGAATGGTTGAGCCAGACAGAAACAGAAAATTGACACTTGTCAATTAGAAATCTGAAATTTTTGAAAACCAAATCCAATCGGATTAAATTGGGTTTGGTCTAGAAATAGTTGGGAATTTTTAATTTGGGGTTGGGCAGATTTTCATAATAACCTACTAAAATAGTAGGGTTTTTTAAGGTGGTTTTTAATCGATTTTAAGCGCGTTCTTTTTTAAGGCTGTGTAAGTATTACTTTTACATTATCAAGCCTTAAAACGTGTTTTTATTGGTTAGCTTGTTTGATTAATAGCTAGGTTATAGACTGGAATACTGGAACGCAAGACAAAAAAAAGGCCGCTTGTTAGGCGGCCGTGTTAAGTTATTAAGTTAAATTATGCTATGGCGTGTCGTTAAAATGTTTAGTTAAAAGGTGCTGCATCAATTTACTTTTATTTTTCGTTTCTTTTAGTCGCTGCACTTGCCATCTTTTTAGACTGAAAGTTGCAAGGATGTTTTTTTGGTCATCTGGTATTGATGGCCGGCCTGGTAGTTTCATAATTTATCCTAAATTATTAGTTGCAAGCGCTGCTCTTTTAGCGCCCGTTCCATGTGGTAAAAAACCTATCGTGAAATTCCGCGCCCCATTGGCGCACAACATGCAATCTTTGCAAGTAGTATGTTTATTAGTTTGAGCTGGACAAATAACAATTTTATTGCCTTGTTCGGTATAACTGACTTTTTTACTGCTTAAAGGCATTATAACGGCCACAGGGGCAATTTTAAGATTAAGTAGATTATCCACTTCACTAATATGATTAGCGCTTAAATTGATAATAAAACCATCTTCATTGGCTGCTTGTATAGCTAATCTATTATTGATATTAGTTAAGACGTTATAGTGGGAATAAGTAAAGGCGCGTAGTTTGCGCTTTTTTGTTGTTTTGGCTAACTTGTTTAGTTTTGGCGCGTCTATCTGGCCGTCTTGCCCTGGTAAATCACCGGCCTGATTATGCCGATATTCTGAACGCATTGGCAACGCGCCAACTTGCAATAAGAAATCATCAAAGGGGACGCCCCGATTATTATCCGATACTTTTAGCCAGTGTAAATTCAACGACCCACTGGCTGCAAAACAGCCGTCATTAATTAAAGGACATTCAGGCGGGCAAGTTTTTTTGGGACTTGTACTGACTGCAATGGGGCCAGTTTTTTTGTTGGCGCTTATTTGTGTTAAGTGGTAGTAATTCATTTTAGTTTACCTTTATTTTAGTTTATAAAAGCGGTTATTTTTAACAGTAAATTGAATAGCCTCATCGAATCCATTCATCACATTATAAACGCTAGCTACATGAAGTATGTAAGCGCCGCCGCGTCCTCTAGCCCACTCCTTAATTTTTTTCATATTGCTTAATTCGATTTTGTCAAAGTGATCGCCGTGGGCGTTTATAAGTATTGCCATTTTTAATGTTGTCATTTTAGTTTACCTTTATATTATTTTAGTGAATTACATTAAATAGTTAAGTATGTTTTCGATCAAAGCAACGCTTAAAATTAATATTCCAACTGTTATTATTTGATTCATAGTTTTTTCTCTTTTATGTTTCCAGGCAATCTGAAAACTTAACTATAGAATAAAACTATTAAGTTATATTGTCAAGTAATTCTTTACAGATATTTTGTAAGTAATGTAAGTTAATTGTAAGCTATTATTTTTGTCGGTTTTGCATACACGCGCGCCCATTGTTGGCGGGGCTTTGGGGCTTATGTATATAATGTAAGTAGTTAGTTAATACTTTAATTTTTAAAATAATATAATATAATAGTTTTATTATTACAGGGAAAAAATGTTATCAGCCACCAACTTTTTTTTGATGATTACATTGCTTACATTGCATACATTTTAAAATGACGCGCTTACCGTTCCAGAACAATGTATGCAATGTCAGCTATACAAAACAAATAGCTTACATTGCATACAATTAAAAGTGTGTACTAAATTGTTACCTTTTATAAAGCACCGATGCAAAACATTAATGATAACAATATCTTGCGATCCTATTCAAGTCCTGCCTCCGTTCTTGAATGGTTACCCAGCTCAATACTCAAACCGTAAACTGTATATGATTCAATAGCTTAGACTAGAATGGTATGTCATAGTGTAACTTGGCGTGTTTTTTGGGGGGGTATAGGGGGATTTTGAACCGTCCGTTGACCATGTCCACCCCCCTCAGTAAATTTTTTTTTAGAATGGAAATTGAACCGCAGTAAAATTTTTTTTAAAAATGAAAAACGTCCCTCCAAACTAAATTTTTTATTTTTTCCGGTTTTAGCTACCCCACTAAAAAATTTCAGTGAACATGTAAAAAACTTTACTACTAAATGGAAATGATGTTAAATACAACTTTACACAAGGACAGACGATGATTTCGATCCCCTTCACTCCAAGAGAAGTGCAAGCCACCGAATGGCGTTTACAACAAATATATGACGCTGCCGCCTTAGGGTTGAAAGGTGACAAGCTTGCCTTAGCCGCAGGAATGTTACCTTCCGAATATCGACAGTTATGCCAGCTCGACCCTGTTGCTGAAATGGCGGCGTTGAAAGGCGCAGCCGATGGAGAATTGGAAGCGTCAACTCAGTTAAGAGAAGCTGCCAGAAACGGTGACGCTAAAGCGGCGCTATCAATATTGCAACACGCTCATGGTTGGACTGCCAAGCAGGAAATATCCATGTCAATTGAAACTATCAATATACAATCCGCCCTAGATGAAGCGCGTAGCCGCGTCATGGAAAAGATGGTGATTGACGTTCCACACGTTACACTTACAACCACAACCAAGGACATTAATGGCACAACAACCAATATACCGACCAGACGAAGAACAGACGTTGATGGTGGAGTTATGGTCGCCAAAGATAGCGGATGATCCAGAAGCGTTCGTGCTGTTCGTGTTTCCTTGGGGGAAGAAGAACACCCCACTAGAACACTTTCACGGGCCGAGGAAATGGCAACGTGAAGTGCTAAGGGATATTGCCAACCATATTAAGGAGAATAAAGGTGAGATCGACATGTCAACTCTGCGTTCTGCTGTCTCCTCAGGACGGGGGATTGGTAAGTCTGCGTTAGTGGCGTGGCTAATCTTGTGGATGTTGACCACACGTGTCGGCTCAACGGTGATCGTGTCGGCTAACTCAGAGAGTCAGCTAAAGTCCGTGACTTGGGGTGAACTTTCACGTTGGTACGCTATGTCGATCAACACGCACTGGTTTGAACTGTCTGCTACTAAGATGGCTCCTGCTACATGGCTGACCACGCTGGTGGAAAATCAACTGAAGAAGGGTACACGCTATTGGGGTGCAGAAGGGAAACTGTGGAGCGCAGAGAACCCCGACAGTTATGCGGGGGTTCACAACCATGACGGGATGATGCTGATCTTTGATGAAGCCTCAGGTATTCCTAATGAGATATGGTCGGTAGGGGCGGGTTTCTTTACCGAGAACATTCTTGATCGGTACTGGTTTGCTTTTAGTAACCCTAGACGGAATGAAGGGTACTTCTTTGAGTGCTTTCATGGAAAGCGAGCGTTTTGGAAAAGTCGGACAGTGGACGCAAGAACTGTCGAGGATACCGACAAGCAAGTATATGAGCAGATCATCGCGGAATACGGTGAAGATTCCTCCCAAGCACGAGTGGAAGTGTACGGTGAATTTCCGTCAGCGGGCGAGGATCAGTTCATTTCACCTGACATTATTGAAGATGCGTTTCAGCGTCCTCAGTATAAGGATACAACTGCACCTATCGTTATCGGTGTCGATCCTGCACGAGGTGGGGCTGACGCAACGGTGATTGTGGTCAGGCAAGGGCGTGACATCATCAACATTAAGCGTTACTCCGGTGAAGATACGATGGCGATTGTTGGGCGGGTGATCGAGGCGATTGAGCAGTACCGTCCCACACTGACGGTGATCGATGAAGGGGGGTTGGGGTATGGTATTCTTGATCGCTTGGTGGAGCAACGGTACAAGGTCAGGGGCGTGAATTTTGGTTGGAAGGCTACTAATGCTATCATGTGGGGGAACAAACGCGCTGAGATGTGGGGAACCATGAGGGATTGGTTGAAAACTGCCAGTATTAAGGAGGATAGGCAACTGAAGTCAGATTTAATAGGGCCTATGAAGAAACCTAATTCGTCAGGTACAATCTTCTTAGAAGGTAAGAAAGAAATGCGGTCTAGGGGCCTTGCCTCACCTGATGCAGCGGACGCATTAGCGGTTACTTTTGCTTTTCCTGTCGCCCAACGCGAACAACGGGAGCAACGTGAACAACGACCAAACAATTCATCCGGGGGTAGCGGTGGTTCTTGGATGGGCGCTTAATATTTTAATAGTTTAGGAATTATGATGAATAAAGATACAGATTCGATAATGGCGTCCTTTGAAGAAGGCGAGGCAATAGATCAAGATCAAGATCAAATGGATGAAGATACACTAAAGGACATACGCGAACGCTTTAGTTCAGCTATAGAGTTTACGGCTACAAATAGACAGGAAATGTTGGATGACGTTCGTTTTGCACGCTTAGGCGATCAATGGCCTGAGTCTGCAAAGTATGACCGTAATCGCCCAGGTAAAGAGCGCCCTATGCTGGTCATTAATCGCTTGCTTCAGTATCGTGATCGAGTGGTCAATGAGATTCGTCAGAACACACCGAGTATTCGTATTCGTCCGGTCAACGATGAAGCCGATCAGGAAACAGCGGAAGTGTTGCAAGGGCTGATTCGTCACATTCAGGACAACAGCAATGCGGGTATGGCTTACGATACGGCTGTGGAATCACAAGTGGATATGGGTATTGGCTATGTGCGTATTCGTAACGATTGGGCTGATGATGATTCATTTGACCAAGAGATTTACATTGACCGTATCCCTGATCCTTTTAAGGTGTACCTGGACCCGCACAGCAAATCACCAGATGGTTCCGATGCTGAATGGTGTATTTTAGCTGAAGAAATATCTAAAGATGAATTTGAGCGATTGTACCCAGGTGTTGAAGAAACGCATTTTGATGATGCAGGCAATGGCGATGCTCAAGGTTGGTTTACCAAGGACAGTGTTCGTATTGCTGAATACTATTATATAGAGCATGAAGAAGTCGAGATAACTGACCCACAAGACCCAACGCAAGTGCGTATAGCG